CGGTATAACGACGTTCGTGTGCGACGAGGCGGAGGAATGGACGAGTGAGAAAGAGTTTGATACGATAATGTTCTCTATTCGGCAGAAAGGAATACAGAACCGTATCATCATCATAATGAACCCGACGGACAGCAACCACTTTATCTATAAAAAGTATATCGAAAAGACGCATAAGGTGGTAATGTATGACGGCGTTCCCGTGCAGATAAGCACACACCCGGACGTGTTGCACATACATACATCGTACCTTGACAACATTGAGCATTTGAGTGAGCAGTTTGTTAAAGAGGCGCAGGCGATGAAGGAGAAAGACAAAAAGAAGTACGGTCACATCTTCATGGGTCGCTGGGATGACGTTAAAGAGGGCGCGATATACACGAACTGGTCAATCGTCAATGAGTTCCCGTCTCAATGCCGCGAGGTGGCTTTGGGCTTGGACTTTGGTTATTCGACCGCTCCGACGGCTTGTGTCAAGTGCGGCGTGCTGAATAACGACCTATATGTTGATGAGCAGTTCTACGACGTAGGACTAAACCTCACTCCGCTCAAAGAAAAGTTAAGCCAGCGCGGGCTAACGGTCTATGCTGACAGCGCAGCCGATGTCCTTATAAGGGAGATAGCCAACGAGGGGCTTATGGTGTACCCGATTGACAAAACGGGAATGACGGTCTCGGCGGGCATACAGAAGGTACAGGACTTTGACCACATATACGTAACAAAACGCTCGTACAACCTACAAGACGAATTGCGTAATTACGTATGGGAGAAAGACCGCAACGGCAATGTACTGAACAAACCCGTCAAAGAGAACGACCACTTGCTTGATGCTCTCCGCTATTACGTCACGGGATGTATCTTCGGGCAAGTGCTACCACCGCTCGGCGGCGAGGTAAAGAAAGATTTTGTAGTATTCTAACATAATAGATATATGGCAGTAGTAAACACCAACTCATCGTATGTAAACGGCATTGCTACGTTCTTCCGCAACGTCACTCTCAATGCGCTTGGTATTGAGCGTGACTTCTATCAGTTAATGGAAGACAAAGATGTGCATCACGCACTCGCTATGTGTGATGACAACAGCGTAGATGTCGAAAACGCGCTTTCGGAGTACAACCCGCAACTGCACAAGGTGATGCGCACGCCCAACAAATACCCGTCTGGGCGTTCTCCGTATATCACATGCAAGCACCCACGTACCCGGCAGCGGTATATTAACGAGGTCGAACTGTTCTTCTTGCTCGGCTCTCCTATCAAATGGAAGAAAGAGGACGGAGACGATGAGGCTTTCAAGTTGTTTAACAATTTCATCAAAGAAAGCCGTTTCAACACGACAATTCGTAAGGCGAAACGTCTTGCGGGTGCAGAGACGGAGTGCGCCAAATTGTACCACATTAGCCGCGACCCTCGTACCAACGAAGTGCGCTGGCAGGTGGTAGTACTCTCGCGCTCTACGGGTTATCTGCTCCGACCGCTCTTTGACCAATTCGGCAACCTCGTCGCGTTCGCCTACGGTTTCAAGCGCAAGAATGCGTTTGGCAAGACCGTGCAATGCTGGGGAGTGCAGACGGCCGACATCATCTATGACTGCGAGAAAGCCACCATCGGATGGAGCGTAACGCAGTACCCGAACCCGACGGGCAAGATTAACGTCATCTACTACAAGCAGCCGAAAGCATGGGATGGCGCAGAGCCGCGTATCGACCGCGAGGAAGAGTTAGACAGCAAGATAGGTGATACAAACAACTATTTCGCAGACCCCGTTCTGATGGGTACGGCGGATGCTATCAAGTCTATCTACACCCCCGAAACGCGCGGTAAGTTGGTACGGCTCTCCGGCGAGAAATCGCGCCTTGAGTATCTGAACCCGCCGCAGGCAAGCGGGCTGCGCAAAGAGGAGAAGGATGACCTCAAAGAAAGCATCCTGTTCGACACGTTCACGCCGGACTTCTCCATTGAGAAGATGAAGGGCTTTGGCACGCTCACGGGCAAGGCTATCCGCAATGCTATGATACTCGGCTATATCAAGCGTTCAAAGAACATCGAGATATATGAGGAGTTGATAGACCGCGAAAAGAACGTCATCATTGAATTGCTGAAGTTCTTGCACCCGGAAATGGCTGCTAAACTGTCGGAGTTGTCTATTTCGTTTGAGTTCGGTGAGCCGTTCTCTGATGACGAGCAGGCTAACTGGACTGCTATCGCTAACCTCTATAAGAGCGGCTTGCTCTCTTTGGAGACTGCAATAGCAATGCTGGCACTCGCGAAAGCACCCGAAGAGGAGATTGACCGCATCCGTATGCAAGAGATTGAGAAAACGCTGGACGGAGAAGAGGCAAAGACCGAGAAAGCCCAAGAAACAGGCAAGGTGAACGTGGAGGACGAAGACGAAGAGTCTGAATCGGCAAGCGAAAGCGTGGAGGTGACAGCATGAAAGCATTACATTGTGCAATAAAGCGGCAGTATCTCGACTTGATACAAGCGGGTACGAAGACGGTGGAGTACCGCGACATGTCGCCCTACTGGGTAGAGCGGCTTGTGGTCGTTCCGGCAGGCAAGGACATCAACCAATACCGGGCAGACATCATCAGCGGCAAGGTAGAACCGAAATTTCAAAAGTACTCGCATATCGTGTTCCATTGCGAGGGCGCAACACTCACGCTGCCTATACTGGGTATTAAGACGTATCGGGGGCATCATCTTTTTGCTATTAGCCTCGACACGACGAAGATAAAACAAGCGAAGAGGTAACGGACTTCGTTTGTCGGTAGGAATTTCTTTCACAGTTGTAAATTTGACGAAAAGGGGGCGCAGGGATGCGTCCTCTTTTTGCGCATGTGCGTAAGCGTGCCCGTTCTATAATACAAAAGACACCTACATAGACCTACATACACCTACATACACCTACATAGACCTACATACACCTACATAGACCTACATAGACCTACATAGACCTACATACAGAAAGCCGCTATTTTAACACGAAAGGCAAAATCAGCATAGAAAAGTGATTTTTTTCTTCATTTTTTATATTACTATAGTAATATAGAGAAAATAATTAAAAAAAAATTATAAAAAAGTTATCAAAAAATTTGCACATATCAAAAAAAAGTATTACCTTTGCAGCGTGAAATTAAAAAGATACTTTAATTTTGAATAAAAAAGCACAATGTTATGACCGCAGAAGAATTGAAAAATTACAATGAGATTAAGGCGCAATATCCGAATGCCCTTTTGTTGTTTCGGGTTGGTAGTTTTTACGAGGCATACTTTGAGGACGCAAAGAACCTCGCAGAGACAACAGAAATAACACTTGCGCAGCAGAATGATGGTACGCCGATGGCTGGTTTTCCATTTCATGCGCTCGACTCATATTTGCCGAAACTCGTGAGAGGTGGTTTTCGCGTAGCAATATGCGCAGCCCTCAATGAGCAAGACAATCCCGATGTATTGTGCAGAACCCCTAAAAAGAAATGCTATGACAAACGAAAATAATATAGTGCTCGACCTCAACGCGATAGAGGCAGTATGCCGCGAAATAGCAGCGCAAGAACAGACCCTAATAGAAGTGCGCGAGTATGCAGAATGTGGCTGGACTGGCATCTGCTTTGAAACCGACGCTTTCGGTGGCTGTTATGTCAATTTGCACGTAGCACACGACACGCTCAAGGTGCATAATTGGTACAGAGACGAAAAGAGTGAGCAAGAAATAATGACCGTAGCGCAGTTGCGCACGCTCGTACACAAAGAGAAAAAGAGAATGCAGAAGGTACGCTGCACGAGCGAATTAACGGACTTTATCAATAGTCAATACTAATGCAGAACCGACAAAAACAAGTATTATGTGGTGCTTGACGATATATGACACACGCGAAGACTGGCAATGTGGTACTGGTCAGCGTTCATACCACGAGACAGAAGACGCAGCACACAATTACATGCGCGGTTATGGCGAGTACTTTGAATATGATGTAACAAAAGTAAAGTAAACACAATGTATAACTCCTAAAACACAATGGTATGGTATTGAATAGTTCTCAAAAAGTAGAGTTGCGGCGGCTTGGTTATAACGACCGCGATATAGCAGAGATTGGGTTA